AGCTCAACCATCTTGATCTGCAATTCGACTTCCGCCATGCGCTGCTTTTGCGCCAATTCCTGCTCCTTGGCGCGGTATTCCAGATCGGCCATGCGGGCGTCGTTTTCAGCCTTGATCATTTCGGCCTGAGCCTTGATAGCGGCTGCATGATCCGGCTGTTCGGCCGGCTGCTGAACCTCTTTCGCCTTGGCCGCGATCTCGACTTTCTTCTGTTGGTTTTCGAGTGCTTTGCCTTCAAGCTCAAGCATAACTGCCTGTTGCTTGATCTGTGCTTCCTGTTGGGCCTGCTGTTCTTCCGGCGTCGGCGGCTCGGGCGGCGCGTCGGGGTCGGTACGCTCCTGCTTCAACTTCGCCTGCACTTGCGGCGGTAGCAGCAACTCAAGCCGCTCGCTCACCTTCTCTGCGTCCGGCCAATCCTGCATCTTGGCGTAAACATCACCAAGGACCGGCGCGGCTTGCGGAAATGCCTGAATGAACGCGGTCAGCGCTTCGCTGGCTTCCTCGCGGCGCGTCGCGTAGCTTGGTCCCGCAACCGTCATCACGTCATACGAACCAACCGTGATGTCGTTCTCGACAACCTCGATGCCGTCTTTCAACGTCTTGCGGTTGATCGTCTTGAGGTCCGGCTTCCCATCATCGCCAAGAATGCGAATAGTCCGCTCCGCGTCGTAGATGTGCGGCGCGAGGTCGACGATAATCTGCCCGGTGCGCTGGATCGCCAGTGAGAAGTTGGCGTGATACACGAACGTCCCGGTGTCGGCCTGAGCATCACGGCGCCGAATGGCAATGCCGCTCGTCTCATTGGAGCGCGCGCCAAGCGAAGCATCGTAGATGCCGATGACAGCCCTCAACTTCTCCGACGCCTGCTGTTTCCCAAGCATGATAGCCTGAGACGCGACCGGAGGCGCAACGCGCTGCGGCGGCCCCGGCGCTTGAGGGTCGGCCGTGTATTCGAGAAACGGGTGGTTCTCCGTATTCGCCGTTTCCCACAGATCATAATTCTTCTCGAACTGCTTTTCCGTTCCGATCCACGGCGCCTTTGGTTGCAGCGCGATAACTTCGGTTTCTGCCGAAGCGTAGTAGTTCAACATGCGCTGCGGTTCTTTCGCATAGCGCACAATGCCATGACGGTAGACCGAACGGCCGATGTAAACTTCCTCGCCTATCACTGGCACAATCGGGATATGCAGGCCCGGCCATTCGTTCTCTTCGAGTATTTCAGCGCAGGTGATTTTGTATTGCACCACCTTGAAGCTATCGCGCTCCTCGATACGATAACCCTGCGCCTTGGCCTGCTCGATGTAGAGCGCCTTGGTTTCGTCATCCAGATCGGCGGCGCGGTCAGTCAGATCAGTAATCGCACCATCCGGTGCCATCGCCAGCAGCCGCTTGATCGGCCGCTTCACCCAATACTCGGCAACTCGAATAAAATCGTCGCCGTACCAGTCGTAGAAGGGTTGGCCTTCCTTGATCTCGAAGCCTTCCGACTTCGCATTCGGCCACGTCGCCTTGAACCGTGCCAACGACATGTCAACCGGCACGAAGACGTGCATCGCATCTTCGCGAGTCGGCAACACCGCGTCGGCGTCCCACACCACGGCAACACCGTCGCCAATGGCCCCGATCCTGATCTCCTGATTGAACGTCGTTGACGACGCATATTCCGTCAGCACGCGCCAATGCCCGATACCAGCCGCGACTTGGCTGTCCGCCGCCTGCGTGTAGACGCTCTGAGCATAGGACCGATTTTCGATGTATCGCACCAACCCGGCCAGAACCTCAGCCGTCTTTGGATCAGCGTTGCTGTCAACCGGGACAACCTTGATGCCCGGCTTTGCCTGCCGCATGTCACCCGTGACCTGTCGAATGAACTGCGGAATCTCGTTGATGACGTGCGTTGGCCGGCCCTTCCGCGCCTCTAACGCCTTCGGGTCCCACTGATCCTCGATATTGCCGCGCCGGAATGCCAAATCCTCATATGCTTCCTCGATATTGCGGCGATCATGCTGCCACGCACGATCATAGTCCTTCATAGCCTGATCGTGAACGGCCGGCCAGTTTTTGGACGCAGTTTTGCCTTCGCCAGTATCGCTACCAGCGTCGAGGCTTTCGTCATCTGCCATTGATTATGCGCCCATCCAATTCCCGGAAGCCCGGTGACGGCGTGGCCTCTCTATGACCTCGTGCACCGGCTCAGCGAAGGTCAGCGCGATTGCGTCCCACTCGTCAGGGGATCGCACACCGCGCGCTCGCATGTGTTCCTTGCTTTCCAATTGAAGCCGCTGGTTCACGTCGTAGGAATATCCCGGCCCGCAAGCATCGGCTTGCAAACTGTCCTTGTCTGGAATATCCGCGCCACCCGGCTCATCCAGCCAATCCTTGGATCGTGACCACATCTCAGCGCGGCGATTGCGCGGCCCAGCCGATTTGGTCCCATCCGGCAACAAAACGTGTGGCTCTTGCGGCTCCGACCCGAAGTTGATCGGCTTGACTAAGTCGAGATATTTTCCGCCCCAACTATGCAGAATATCGACGACCCCCGCACCAAGCCCGCCAACGTCCACAAAAACGCGCGCCGGCTCGTCAACATCGATGATCTGCTTGACCCAATTCGCGCCGGCTACGGTGTCAATCTTCGACCTACTTTCCAGCTTCGAAACCTGCCGGCCCTTTCGCCATGCAATCGAGAACCGGTCATCACCGAACCGTGCCGGGTCTACTCCCAACACCAGCGGCCCAATCCCTTCACAGGTAGCCTTGCGCGCCGCCAAAACCTTATCGGCCTTGATGAAGCTGTCATGCCCCGTCATCTGGAACGCCTCGTCCGCTGTTGCAGGGTATTCCTGCTTGAACAACAACGGGTCTTTCAATTCCGCTATCTTGGCCCGACGCCAGGCCATCTGCTCCTGATCCAACTTGTGAGCGTCAGCATAAGCCTGCTCTTCTTCATCAAGCCCAAACCCTTCCGGGACAGCGCGCCGATATTCGGGCTGCCAGAACCACGGGATGAAAATCGCTTCGTAGTCGCCTATCCCTGCCTCGGCCTGCTGCCATCGCTCATGAAACTCGCCGCCGACGCCATTAGCAGTGGATTCCAGCACAATCTCAGTGCCAGCCAAATCAGGAATAGCTTGAACAACACCCGCAAAATGCGTCTTTGCATTCGGCCAGAACGCGACCTCCGAGCCGTGGAATAACTGCACAGTCTGAGACCGACCGACAGCCTTCGCGCCAGCCGTACCGACCGCATACCCGCTTTCGAGTATTTCGAAACTCAACTCCTTCGCGTTCGCTGCTCCCGTCGCAGGCCGCACCAGATCGGGGCAATGCGAGTGATACCGCTCCACCATGCCAAACAGGTTATTCGTAGCGTCCTGCTCATGCGTCAGAATGAAAACCCGAATACCCTTCGAGTGCGAAGCGCGCCAGTAATACCGGCCGCCAATGTAGGTCGAAATGCCCTGCTGCCGCCCTTTGAGCACCAACGCCCTAACCTTGCCAGTCCGCTCTCGCTGCGCTTCCAACCGGCCATGCAGATAGAGTTGAGCCTGGTTGAGCGTAAGCGGCTCAATCTGTCCTGCCTTCGTCCTGATTTTGAGACACTTCGCGGCGTAGTGTCGGAAGTCATCCCTCAGCCGACGCCGGATCGTCCGTTCCCGGTTCGTCAAGCTCATTCAACGCGTCCTCATGGCTAATCGCGAGATTGCCGGACATCTCAACTGCCTGAGCCGGCTTGCCGTCCAAGCGGTCAGCAATTTCCCTAATCGCCTGCAATCCGTCAGCGCCCGATGCAATGGCTAACAGGTTTCGAGCTAGACCGCGCAAAGCTTTCGGGTCGCCGCTGTCACCCAATGCAGCAAGCTCCATCCGCAGCGCATCGCGGAATGGTTTGTCCTTGCCTTTGTTGGTGCCAGAACGGCCTTTAACACCTGCCATTTTGAGAATGCTTATCCATTTGAGAGGCTTACGCCTTCACCCAATCTTCCGCGCTTCCCACTCAGTCACGCGGTACTGCTTGATTTGCGCCGTTTCGCCCGTGGCAAGTACATTCATGGTTTGCTCGTTGAGCACGGTCCAGGCTTTCGGCAGCACACACACTTGGGACAAGAAGGACGCTTGGGTGCGAAGCTTGAGCTAAAGCACCACCGTTCCAGCAACCACCCCGTGCGACCCGACGATAAGTGACGGCCGCCCGTCCTTGGTGGTGATTGTAACGTTCATAACCACGGGCATGTTGCCGGCGATAAACCGGATCAGCGCGTGGCGGATGTTGCGAATGATGGTCATGGGGCATCCCCTCAAAACAAAACCGGGTCAGCCAGCCGACCCGCCGACCCCGCGCGGCTCTTTTTCGCTCAGTCGAGTGCGGAGCAGATAGCCTTCCAGCGCCCAAATCTTGGCACGAGCATTGTCATGAGCGATGCGCCGGCCGATCTGCTCATCGAAGTTCGCGGGCGATGCTGCGGCGCTTTCACCGATCACTGAATAACCGTTCTTGAGTCCAAGGCGGCAGACGGTCACGGTCGTGCCGGGAAAACGGTAATAATCTCCGGTCACAATCTGAGCGTCGATGTCGGCTGGCGTCAGACGCGGAGCGTTCAAACCCTTGGTCTTGATCTCAGCCTCAATGGCTGCCTCGGATGCATTCGTCGGCATTGGTTCTTCCTCTCATGGGGTGGTTAAAACAAAACCCCGCCTGTCGGGGCGGGGTGTGTGGTCGTGTGTCTCACTGCCGAGGACTGCCCAACTGCGAGGGCTTGGCGTCTAACGCGCCACTAAACGAATTTACGCCCGCGAAGCTGAGCCTCCGGGCGCAATTGCGTATCATCTATTTCGCACGGGAACTGATTTGCAGCGATCTGTCAATACCGAAAAACGTTACCAGCTTATCGAGGCCACTTTTCAACACCTTCAACGTTTCGAAATCCGCCACTGGCCGGTCAAGGATGACGTGCTCTTTGACAGCGCGCGGCGCTCGATTGCCGGCCTCGCCGCACGCCTCAAATGCGCGGCGGCTTCGCTCCTTGATTTGCTCCGCTTCCTCCGATGTTATTTCCCGGCCATTAGCGCCACGCTGGTTCGTTAAATCTATCGCCCGTGGGTGCGGACTCTCCGCGTCGTAAACCGCACGTAGCGCCGCCGCAAGCCGAGCGTATGCCTCTCCAGCTTCCTTCTGGGCTGGCGTGATGCCACCACGTAGCATCAACCGCCCAAATTCGGATTCGGCATCGCTCATCTCGCGAAACTTCACCGGCACCGACCGGCGGTGCGGCTGTGCGGCAACTTGAGCCTTCGGATTGACGTAGGTTTGCGCCAACCGGCCACTCGGCTTGCGTCGTCCTGATTTGCGCGGTCGTCCGACCATGATGGAAATTGCCCCTCGTTTGAACCTGATCAACTCCCGCGACCAACGGATGCCGGGTCGGGTCACGCTAATGCCCCATGGAACGCAGTTGGGGAATGACGACTTCGCCAAGCATCGTTTGCTCTCGCGGTTGATACCCAGGCGGCCATTCCGTTTTGAAATACCAACCACCATTGCGGTCACGCGGCGCTGATTTTCCCAGCGTCAATTGGTAGTGTTTATCCCACGCATCAAGCTGCGGGCTTTCAGGCCTGGCGTAGTGAAGCGCCTGCAATGCTTCGGCGGCCTTCTCGGCTGTCACCGCCTCCGCAAGATAATCATTCCAACGCTTGTCTCGCAGCCACTTCACGGCTTGCGGGATGTACGGCGTACCGATTTTGCCGGCCTCAACAGCGCGGCAGCGTTTGATGCCCGCGATGATCTGTTGCGGGTCCGTGCCGGACTTCACGGCGGATCGGAATAGCTTGGCAGCAGGTTCTTTCGGGTTTGCCCCGTCTCGTTTTGGATAGTTCTCCCAGAATTCCTCGAACTCGTCATCGCGGCGTGGCGCGCTAGCGACCGCCGAAGATTCTGTCTCTCCTCTTTCTCTACTCTCCTCTTTCTCTAGGGTAGCAGACCGCACCAACTCGCTAGCGTCATGCTCCGGTTCTGCTAGCATCTTGCTAGCGCCCCGCTGCACGCCGCTATCAGACACAAAAAAACCAGCCGCAATCAGCGGGTTAAGCCCAGCGTCCAATTCATCGCGTGTCACATGGATACGAAATGCGATTTCATCCAACGACGCATCAATTGCACCGTTTTGATACTCGCTTGCTAGCACCCAGAGCAACGGCGCTAGCGCCTTGCTAGCAATCGGCAAGCGCGAGAACTCAAAATCGTTGAGCAACCCACGATGAAGTTTGATCCACGCCGGCGCGCGGTCCTTATAGTGCTGAAATGACTGCCAGTTCTTGGGTTGCAGGATCATGCCGCTTCCTCTTGATAAGCGTCGATCAACATCTCTCCAATTCGCATCGCTTCATCTGGCGAAGCGTCAACCCATTCCGACTTCAATCGGCGGCGCGGCCCCGGCCGGCCATACGCATTTGGTCGAAGACGAGAAAGAATATGACTTTCGACGTTCAAGGCATTATTGCGGTCAGATAATTCAATCGACCATGCGATTTTCAATTCGCGCCAGTTGCCGCACTGAATAGATGAAAACCGCGTTGTAAGATTTGTGGCGACGCCAATCTTGCATGGTCCGTCAGGGCTATCCGCTTCCACTATGCAATACACCCACACCATGGCTAAGCGATTCCCAACGCCGCGAGATATGTTTCAACGAGCGCGTCGTGCTCGGCCTGCTTCTCGGCGTCGGCCCGCTGGCGCTTGATGACAGCGCGCAAAGCCTTCACGTCGTAGCCTGCCGACTTCGCCTCTTGGTACACTTCCCTGATATCGTCACCAATCTCCTTGCGCTGATCCTCAAGGTTGTTGATGCGCTCGGTGAGTGATCGAAGCTGATTATGTCCGATCTGCACTTCCGTCATTGCGTACCCCTTGTTTGTTGAAACTGACAGGCTGGCCGGTACGCCGATCTACTAATCCGCCGCCTATACGTGCCTTGAACTTTGACTTGTCGTAGAAGCCGCGCGATGGCTTCCTGATTCCGAGGTGCTTGTTCCGCACCCGGTTACACTTGGCGATGATCGCCTTGTCTTGCTTCGTTTTCGTCTTGTGACAATCGACGTGCGCGGGCCGCAGGTTCGCCCAATCGTCCCGGCCGCTGATCTCCCGCGCTTCAACGTGCTCCACTTCCCACGCTTCGCCACGGCCTGCATTGATGATGCAGCGGCAGAGGTAGCAAACGCCGCCGTGCTCAAGGAAAAGCTCGGCGCGCTGATTGCGTGTCAGGGATTTACGCGGGGCCTGCTGGCTCATGCAGCCTTCCCCCTCGCCATCTGCCTCAGCGTCACCGCAGCGGCTTCCAGCGCCGGCAAACGCATTTCCGCGATATGCAGGTCCATTTCACTCCGCTTGTTCGCGGCTACGAGATACCGCAGATTATCGACATGGCCTCGCAGATTGGCTGCGGCTGTCTCTACTGCGGTTGCTTGCTGGTCGATGGGGATCATGCGGCGGTCCTCCCGTCACATAGTTCTGGGTCGCTCCACACAACGCCGTGACGCGCTCCGTATTCCTG